CCACAGTTACCAGTGTGGAAACCACCAGCAGAAACGGACAATTATATGATGGGTGATATGCGGGAGCAATTAAAAGAGGCGTAGGAGTCACATCACTCATTAAATGTAGAATTGGCTCGTGAAAGGAGAGCTAGGCAGTCGCTTGAGAATAAGTTCGATTCTTTACGGGGATCAGCGGTAATTCCTTTGGAGGACATTTCGCGAGTGCCTGGGTTGGCACATAGAAACATGGAAAAAGTGAGAGGATTTATGAGCAATACTTCCGAATTGAAATATTAACGATCATTAGTGGATCCAAGTCATGAGCGTTGCAGTGGCGTTAGAGTGCCAAGAATGATGGCAGAAGAGACAGCCACTTACAGGGACTACAATAGTGTAGATGTTAATTCGTAGCAGTTCTTGGTGATAGCTAATTTGGAATTGGTTGCGAGTGATGATTTTGCCTGCGTGACTGATGATACGCTGGTAAATTACATAATGAACACTCCGGTGAGTGAACAGACTGTGAGAATAGAGCATTATCCGCACGACGCAGGTCCTGTTCACATACACGCCATAAGGTTTGCGGCGCCAGTTACTGGAATGGCAACGAAGACTAATAGAGGAACTTATGACGCAGATTCTAATTTTACCAGAGCGTTGAAAGTAGCGTCATGCATTTAGTTGTGCAAAACATCGACAGCAGATACGGAATCAGGAACACTTGACATGCTTTACGGGTAGAACGGATTGCCGATTGATAATGGGAAGGCATTGTCCAATCAGCTAGGCAGGCCATCAAAACATCAGCACAGGCTGTATTTGGCCTCCACAGAAGTGGGCAACGTGCGCGGTCGCGTTGGTTATGTGGGTTAAACTAATTTCAGACCTTTTGACTCTAATTCTTTTGAATATTAAGCAGCAGACGACGACAGAGGCAGAAGGAAGTTTTTGAATTATGGGGGAACAACATCTGGGTTGTGGTGTATTATAGCGGGAGATCAAGAGAGCGGTTAAATCGACAGATTGGTGCCATTGAGGGATGTAGATGATGTGACAGAAATCGTGGGGATATGTGCTGACACATTCATGAATAGACACGCGGTGCTCTGGTATGCAAGGAACGTAAATTCGAATATGAATTTCACGATAGAACGAACGACTCATTATGAAGGAATACCAGATCCACATTAGGCAGGGTTTGCCTAATATCAAACGGCCTCGTTAACAGCAGGATAGTCCACACTCGATTTGGTGGCAAAACTGAGGCCTCACGGCATTTTCCTGGGATACAATTAGCACAGAACAAAACTGCTTCAGGAGATGCTCACTTAGAACAACGACGAATATTTGGGTGGCTTTTGGGATGAAACGTTTTTCCCTTAACTGAAAAACATGATTGCTTATGGAGCGGACACACTAATTGACGATGATTCGTCTGAATGGATGTCAGAGGCAATAGTAGACGCTGTAGCAGCTGCACTATCATTAGTTGCACCACAAGCAGCAGAATACATCATACCTGGGTCTAGGTTTTTGAAACCAATAGTGAAGAATAGGACTGACTACGGGTTAAGCAAGATCAAGGAATGGGCAGACGCAAACAGGCAAGATTTTAAGGAGGAGAGTATAAGAGGGTTTGCTCCTGCGTTGATCACACATGGAGTGAAACCTATTGAAGAAATGGCTAATCAGAGCAGCAGAATGGCATCCGGTTATAGCGACGATGAAGGAGAGTAGTCTGATCAAATTGTTGACGTCAGAGGAGGACTCATAATTTGAACACGGAGATAATGAACTGGTGAGATGATCTGAAACCAGTTTTGGTTATGGATTATGTCCCATCTACTTAGACGTGGTACTTTAGTACCGGGGGTTAAAACGTTGATTATGGTAGTTCTGGGAGCGATGTCACGGCGAATGGCTGTTGTACATTAAGGAGTGGTTTGTCTATTCATGAAAAAGTTGAATAGTAA